GATACTAAATAGCGAAGATAAACAGGCCATCAAGGCTTTGTTTTCTTTTAATTCTAAAGATACAGACCAAGCAATAGAGCTAAAATTTAATCTCTGGAGCCGCTACTTTTTTGTTAAGTATTTCACCAGTAAAGACGCACAGTTTCATAAGACAATAGACAGGAATAATATAAGAGCCTATCGGGGAGAGATTAAATCATTCACTGATATAGCATTTCGTGGAGCAGCTAAGTCAGCACGGACCAAATTATTCATAGGGTTCTGCCTGTGTAATGACCTAGACCACTCAAGGGGATACATTAAGATATTATCATCAGACGGAACTAACTCAACTCAGATAGTAACTGACCTTTATAATATCCTAGTCAATCCAAGAGTAGTCACCTTATACCCAGAGATATTTGAAAAGACTAATCAAAAGCGTGAGGAAAGGATGAGTTCATTCACTACCTCTACTGGAGTTAAAGTAATTGCTGATACAGTAGGCACAGAACAGCGTGGCTCAATCCAAGAGGATAAACGCCCTGACCTTATCTGGTTTGAAGATATTGAGAGCAGAAAGACTTTAAGAAGTGCTGTGACCACCAAAGCTATCTGGGACAATATGGAAGAAGCCAGAACTGGTTTATCAATCAATGGAGCTTGTATCTATACCTGTAACTATATCTCAGAGCTAGGCAATGTCCACAATTTAGTATTAAAGAAAGACGATAGAAACATAGTAGAGATAATTCCAATCATAACTGATAGCGGAGAGATAACTTGGCCAGATAGATACTCAAAGGCAGATATTGACCAGATGAAGCAAGACGATGATGACTTTGAGGGCGAGAGATTATGCCAACCAAGTGCTTCAAAAGATATTCTGTTTGACCGAGAAGCCCTAGACAAGATGAAAGAGAGAGAACCAATCAAAGAGATAGCAGGATTTAAGATTTTCTATGACTACAACCCAAGTCATAGATACGGAAGTGGACACGATGTTTCAGGCGGTGTGGGGTTAGATAGTTCAACCTCAGTATTCATAGACTTTGACACAGTTCCAGCAAGAGTAGTCGGTGTGTGGGATAATAACAATACTAAACCAGACATATTCGGAGATGAGATTAAACGAGAGGGTGAATACTTTGGAGAACCTATCTGTGGAATTGAAAAGAACAATCACGGACATACAACAATAGCAAGAGCCAAGCAGTTAGATGTTAATTTATATAGGACAGAAAGCAAGGACACTAAGGTCAATGACAGCACATCAGTAGAATACGGCTGGCACACTAATCCAGCTACTAAACCGAAGATGATTTTTGATTTAGTCAAAGCGGTAAATGACGGCTTGCTAGATTTGTCATATCGTGGTATAATAAGAGAGTGTAAAAGTTATACCAGAAATGATGTAATGGACAAGGAGATAGACCCACGATTGACCACAAGGCACTTTGACCTTTTAATCGCCACAGCAATAGCTTGGCAGATGAGAAATCACGCAGATATTAAACAAGATATAGACTATTCAGCTTTTGAAGCGAAGGTAGTCCATAAATCCATAGGAATATAACATATGATAAGAAAAGAATTGGCAGACAAGATATCAGCTCAATCTTTAGACGAGATAGCCTCAGCTAGAATATACAAGCAAGGCAAAATATCTGGTTGGCAAGAGAACGAGAAACTATATTATGCCGTTAAACCTGTAAGCGAAGAGTCAAGAGCCAATATCGCTTTAGGTAGAATGCAAGAGTTCGTTCACACCTTACTATCAAAGGTTGATAATCAATTAACCTTTACTTATACCAAGAGAAAGCCATCACAATTAAGTCGTGTTGAGCTATTAAACTCTTTGCGTAGGTTTGACGCAGAGAGAGGTTTCTGGGACTTAAAGGACATTGTAGGTAAAAAGCAAGGTATTATCTATGGCAGAGCCATCTATGCCTATCACGCTTCTTCAATCAATGGCTATGAAAGTTGCCTAGAAAATGTAGATGTCTATGACTTTCTAGTTGACCCAGCTTGTGGTGGTATTGATTTAGAAAATGCCAACAATCTAGGTCGCTGGGGAGTAATCAAAGGACTTAAAGACCTAAAAGACGGAGTTAAGAATAAGATTTATAATAGAGATGCAGTCAATAGATTACTAGAATCAAACGGAAGCGAAGACATCAACCAAGAAGAAAACAATAAGAGAAGTCGGTCATACGACCAACAGACTATCGGAGATAAAGATGTTAAGAACGCTAACAAGTTTAAGTTTTGGGAGTGGTTCACTACATACGAGGGAGAGAGATATTATATTCTAATGGACAATTCAGGTGGCTGGATTAGATGTGAGAAGCTATCTGATATGTTCTCTGATGATATGTGGCCTTTCTGGACTTGGGCGGCCTTCCCGGACCTAACAGAGTTCTGGACACCAAGTTATTGTGATTACGCTAGAGATATATTCGTTGCTCAAGATGTCAGTATCGGTCAGATGTTAGACAATGCCGAAGCCATTAACAAGCCAATGAGAGCAGTTAATGTCAAAGCTATTAAAGACCAAACCAAATTAAAATATCGCAAGGAAGGTATTATCCCAGTAGATGGTGGAGTAGATATAAATAACGCCTACAAGATATTAGAAACCCCAAGCATTAACACTCCTATTCAAGTATTTAATATCCTAGAGGGTATTCAAGAGAAAGCGTCAGGTGTGACTGCTCAAGCTAAAGGAGACTCAGACGAGAAAGGAAAGGTTGGTATCTATCAGGGTAATGAAGCCGCTATGGCTGATAGATTCGGACTATTAAATAAATCTTACTCGTTCGGATATAAGAGATTTGCTAAGTTATATGAGAACGGAGTTAAAGACCATCTAATCAAGAAAATAGCAGTTGAGATACTTGGTCCAAGCGGAGTAGAAGTAAAGAGCATTAACAAGAGAGATATTTACAGAAAAGGTGATGAATACGGAGTTAGCGTAGAATCGTCAAACGCAGAGATGTTAGCTTCTAAGCAGAACAGACTAGACAAGATGAACTTCTTAATGGCTAATGTGAATAACCCAGATATAAATAAGAAAGTTGCCTTAAAGATGACCAGTTCTATTGCTGGCTTTAGTGAAGAAGAAATCAGACAGTTGCTTGATGTTAATTCTTATGGAAGCGAGAAGGCTATGTCTGAGGCCGACAGAGACCTAGAGAGCCTATTATTTGGAGAGACCATTGAACCAAATGAAATGGCCAACAACGCCTACAAGCAGAGAATGGTAGATTATATCCGAGACCACAAAGAAGACATCAACAACAAGCAATTCTTTGCTATCAGTTCTTACATTGACTCCCTAGAAGATATTATCTTTAGAAATGAAGCCAGACAATTCGTCAACGAACAGACACAAGACCTATTAAACCCAAATAATCAATTAATTCAACCTAATAATCCAGGCGTTCAAGAGCCTGCTCAAGACTATGGCCAAGTATAAACTAAACTCTAAAGGAGAAATCCTAAAGACAGACTTTGAAGAAAGATATAACAAGGAGGACTACACAGCTCATCTAGCTGGTGCTGAGAAACGATTAAAGGAAATGGAAGCTCAAGACGGAGTATATGTCGCTAAGTATGAGAATGTTGCTAGAAACCACCCCTTTGTCCTAGAAGAGTCAGAAGAAAGGCGAAATGCTATCTGGTTGTATCACGAGAACTTTGTGGCTTCTAAGTTAATCGGTCAACAGATTAAAGGATTAAAGAAAGCCATTAAGAATACCAAGAACGAAATGAAAGAGATTGAGGAACAAACAGGAATTAAGTTTTAATATATGCAAAAAGAAGTAGTTGATAGACTATACAACATAAAGACACTAAAGGAGAGCCTAGGAGGGCAAGAATTGGTCGCTAACGCACGAAAAGACATTGAAGCACTAACTTATCAGCTAACAGTCAAATACGCCACAGCGAGCCATATAGAGCTAATTTCTATCATATCTAAGATAGATGCCCTAATGGAACTAATATACGAATTAGAAACAGCTGAAGAAAGGTTTAAAAACGCCAAAGAAGAGTTTGAACAAGAGAATAGATGATAATCGCTATCCTGCTCCTTAAATGGGAGCAGTAAGCGGAGATTATCCGTTTTACTTAGACTAGAGTTAATTAGTCAACTGGGGATACCAGTTAATAAAAAATCTATATGGACAACGAAAAGTCTATTGCTCCTGAGGAGGAGTTGAAAGAAACCCCAGAGGTTGAAGAGGAACAGGTTGAGCAAGAGCCAACCATTGACCAAATCATTGAACCTCAAAAGTCTGAGGAACAAGTCCCGTTAAAAACTTTCTTAGAGATTAAAAATGAAAAGAAAGCCCTAGAACGAGAGATTAAAGACCTTAAGGCTTCGGCACAGCAAGGAGCTACACAGGCAGAGATTAAATCTGACTTAAAAGCCATTGCTGAAAAATATGATGTTGACCCTAACTTCTTAAATGAACTATCGTCAACCATATACGCACAGGCAAAGGAGGAAGCTGAGAAGGCAATTAAGCCTGTTTTGGAGAAAGAAACCAAAGAGAAGATTGATAAAGCTCTAACCGAGAATATCAACAAGGCTCTTGAATTAATGCCAGAGTATGCCGATGTAGTTAATACAGATGTGCTAAAATCTCTAGCCAAATCTCCAGAGAATAAAAACAAGACCTTCCAGCAGTTAATAGAGGAGACTTACAGTAAAACCGTCACTGGTAAGAAAACGATGGAAACATCTACTCCTCGTGGAGGCAAAGATGTCGGAGTTGACTGGTCAAGGGTAAAAGACCCAACTTACTTCAGTCAAATAATGGCCGACCCCGAATTGAAAAAACAATATAACGAGAAATTGACCTCCCGAATCAATTTATAAGACGGATAAATTAAAATATGTCTTTAATTGTGTATCGTGAAGCCTTTGACAATAGCTACCAAGAGGTCTTTAATAAGGTCTTGGTTGGTAAGTCAATCGCTAATTTACGCTTTGAACCAGTTTTAAAATATGGTGAAAGCGTTGAGAGAGTCGCTTATGACATCTCTGGTGTTCGTGTTCGTTCCACTGTTCGTGGCAACATTTCTACTATTGATTCTATCTCTGATACCAGCGAATTGCTGACTATCAACTTAGAAAAAGAAGCTGTGTTCTACATTTCCGATGGTGAAGTCACTCAGGCTGGTCCTTTAAATCCTGGTGAAGTTATTGGTGGTCAGATTGCTATTAAAGTTGCCACTGATTTAGATGCCCGCATTTTAGCTGAAACCAAGAATGCCGCTTTCGCCTTTGATACTGGTGATTTAACAACTGGTGTTTCTACCGCTGTTCCTTTCACTTTGGATTCTACCAATGTTCCAAAGGCCGTTGTTCGTATGCCTGCTAAATTACGCAGCAAAAATCAGACCTTAACCAACCTATGCTGGGTTATTGACTCCTATGGTGCTTCTGATATTGAACAATACTTGATGGGTAAATCCATTGACTTAGCTGGTTATGTTTTCAAGAACGGCTATGCTGGTGAAGCTCGCAATGCTTCCTTGATTGTTTCTGAGAACTTAACTGGTGAAGCTTGGTTGAATATATCTGAAGATGTCACAGCTACTGATACTATCACTATTAATGGTGTTGTATTTACTTTTGTGGCTTCCTTGACTGGTGGTGCTGGTGTTGCTGGTGAAATTGTCGCAGGTGCTAATGCTGCTGCTACCCGTGTTAATTTGGCTGCTGCTTTGAATGCTCCTGCTACTACTACCGCTACCTACACAGCTTTGTCTGGTGCTGATTTAGCTACCATTGAAGACCTGAAGATTACCGCTGTCAATGACATTTCTAACACTAAGGTTAAAATCACTGCTGTTGGCTCTGGTCGCTTAGTTTTAGATGAAGGCTTAACCCACGCTTCAAACATCTGGACTTATAACTTCATTCACTCTTACTTTGGTAAGAAAGGTGCTATTGATGTTGTTGTTCAAAATATGAAGCCAGTTGATATGCGTCCTACTGATGACCGCCGTGGCACTAATGTCTTCTCTAGCTACCTAGCTGGTATCAAGACTTTTGCCGATGGTTCACGTAAATTTCTGGACGTTAAGATTAATGCCTAAACACAGTAATATCGTAGATTAGACACAAGAAGTTCTTTGGACTGCCAAAAAAGTGAAGTTGGGAAGATTGCCAGTCTTAGGTTGACGCAATTGAATAAATCTAGGACTGGCACTCCCTTGAGTGATGAAGCTAAAAAGAAAAAGTCCAAATCACTAAAAAGAAAATGGTATCTTAAAAACAGGGATAGGTTGTCTATAGAAAATAGGAAGAAATATCAGGACGAGAGCTTAGAAAAAAAAGAAAGAAGAAAAATTCTTTTAGAGGCAAGAGATACAATTCCTGGAGTGAGAGAAAAAAGACTTTTATATTATAAAACATACAGGGAATTACACACAGAACAATGTAAAAATTATTCTAAGAGAGATGTATATAGGTATAAGTCTTATAAATCATCTGCCAAAAAAAGAAAATATGATTTTACTCTTACCTTTGAAGAATTTAAAGAGATATTTCATAAAGACTGTAGCTATTGTGGAATGATTGATGCTCGGGGAATTGACAGAAAAGACAACACTATCGGTTATACAATTAATAATTCAGTCCCTTGTTGTGAAATGTGTAATAAAATGAAATGGCGATGGACTGAAGAACAATTTAAAGGTCGAGTAGAAAAAATATATAATAATTTATTTAATAAATAAACCTATGAAAACAGATAAAGATTTAGCAGGTATCTTGATACAAGGAACTGACGAACTTGGTTATATTACTTCTTGTTTAACAAAAGGTAATCTAGCTACGACTGCTGATAAATTCGCTGTTGGCTGTATCTTAACAGACTCCAATAGTGGTGTTATTTATCGCAATTCTGGAACTGTTGCCGTTCCTGTTTGGGGTGCTATTGAAAACAGCATTGTCAAGGCCTATGTGCCGACTGCTG